ACTGCTTTGTTGAAAAGACGCATACGCATTGCTTGTAAGCGTGGAATCATTTTTTCTCTTTCTTTGAGCCAATCTTGATCATTCCATTCTTTAACTTTATTCCAATCAGCCCATCCTGTTGTTTCTGATATGCCTTCTCTATGTGAATGTTCTATTACTAGTTGTCTGGTAGTTTTACCTTCTAGTTGTTTTGAGTATAGACGTTGGCAACGAGCTTCTATTACTGCTCTTGAGTTTGTACCACCTGTATATTTTTGTACACGAGGTTTACGTTGAGGAGCAGGAAGATCGTAATTTAGGTTGTTAATAAAAGATTCAGCCACAGACTTAGTCTTTGAGGGGGTTAATATTCTGATGATAGCCTTAAAAGTATGAAATGCGAAAGAAAATGGGTAATATTATGAAAAAAAGGGTGATATGAGCTTGAATGAGATCAGTTTAAGGTATGCACAGGGGGAGGTGTTTAATAGTGAGAAAAGATTTAGGGTGCTGGTTGCTGGAAGAAGGTTTGGTAAATCATACCTTTCCTGCATTGAACTGCTCAGAGGAGCAATCACTCGGCCTGGTGAAGTTTATTTTTATTGTGCTCCTACTTATAGGATGGCAAAAGATATTGCATGGAAAGAATTGAAGAGATTAACACCTAAAACTTGGATTAAAGCTAAAAATGAGACAGATTTAAGGATTGATTTGATAAATGGGTCAAGTATTGAGT